ACGTCCATTTTTCCGCTGGAATGTTCTTGAGCCCGCGCTCCCACTGGCTCGCGTAATACTCCGGGTTGCACGCTAGGAACACGTCTAGGGTCGGGAAATCCCGCCATACGTGATTACACCCGAACAACGCCCAAGCGCCCAATTCCCGCCCGCGTCGAGCCGCCGCAATGACTTGCTCGGTCAAAGACGGACCAGTAGCCAAAATACAAGCTGCCTGCCGGACAACGGCGTGCAGCATCAGCCTGTCAATCACCTCCCCGTCAGCTCTTTGATTCTCTCCACCATTGCAGACTTGTAAGATTCCAGGTTGGCCTCCGCAAGGCGCCCTTCCTTCTCTTCAATTTTTTCTCGCAGATCATCAATTGACTTCTTGATATGCGCCACCTGATCGATAATCACTGAATAGACGATCCGCACGTCTCCTGCATCATCGCATGTCTCAAGTTTCTTTTTGAAATCATCCAGTCCATAGATTAGTGACATAGTTCCCTTTCTTCCTGCAACAAGGAATACAAACGCTTTCGCGGAAAGCAGGTCAGGGCCGTTTCACGCGAGCAGTTGATGACCTGAAGTCCCATCCGCTCGGCATCATCGGCGACTAACTGATAGCGCCAGAGCCACTTATGCCACGGCGCATAGTCGTCTACTTCGCAGGGATGCTTGCCGTGCCAGTGCGTCTTGCCGCAAGTCCCCTGCATGTCGTAGCCCAGAAGCACGATCCTGCGAGCCCCGAGGTGAGACGCAAGGTTGATCGCCTGAATCCCTGAATTCGATCCTTTGTGGATGTACGCTGGATCTCGCGAAAGCCCGTCTGCATCCCTGCTTTCGATGTATTCCAGACCGTATTTCTCGGCCGCCTCCTTATCCTGCGTGATCTTGCGACCCTTGAACGACTTCAACTCTTGGCGATCAGCGTGCCAGTCCCACCAGCATGCGTCGCAGGCGTATAACACATCGGCCCAAGGCGCCAACAGGTAGTTGTCGTTGATCGCTATCGTCGGCTGATTCCTGATCGCATTCACGTCCTCTGCCGTCAGCGACGGTCCGGACGCGATGATGAACCTTGTCAAGATATCCACTGACCTGCTTGTTTTCGTAATTCTTGAGCATGAGAAAAGGGGGAGCCTTTTGCCGACTCCCCCACCCTCAAGGTCAGCTCGCGATCTGCTTCAAGAACTTCACAGAATCATTGTTACGTGGAATCCCCCCGGCCCGTTGCGCGAGCAAGAAGTTCGTGAAGCCAGGCACGGTCACCTCGTCTCGGATCATGCTCATCACACCGATCCTCGCGAAGGTGTACGCGCGCCGGAAGTCTCCGTAGGCAATCGGAATCGCGCTGCCGGCGTAGTTCGCCATGTCTTCCCAGACGATCACGGGCTTGCCGAGCAAGAGATCCGGCAGACCAGCCTGGACACTAGGTTGCCAGAGGTACTGGCCCGCCGTGTCCTTCTTCTGACGCAGCTTGCCCATCGTGACCGAGTTCATTGCCCACTTGGCATTTGGCTGATACGGACGGCGAACAGCCATCTGCAGGTCGATCAGGTCATCGAGGTTGGGCTCCGTGGTGATCGGCGAAGACGCGGTGGCGATGTACTCGAAGACCGCAGCAGCACGCATCGGTGATGCGTAGTCGTCAACGTTGGTCGGCGCGCTGTTCGTCATGCCTGTGGGCTGAGACGAGCCGGTGCCGGCGTGAATGGAAGTCGAGATGCTGACCGCGAACGTATCGGCCGCATCCTGCGTAAGCCAGCCGAGAACTTCGAAGAAAAGATCCTGCAGCGACCAGTTCGACGCCCGCGGGAAAGCATAGAGCTCGCCGTGAGTGATCGTCACCTTGCGCAGGTTCGCGGCGCGGGACTGACTTCTGCTGCCGGTCTCCGAAGACCATCCGCCATTTGCCCCTGCGATCGTAACCAGCTCGTTGTAATCTGGGCTGCCAGTTGTTACGTTGTTGACCTCCGGAAGGATGTCAGAGAGCTTCAGCACCAGTTTGTCGATTGCCTCTGAGACGATCTTCGGAACGGCATTGCCGCCCTGAAGCGCAGTACCGGAAAGCACTTCGTTTGCCTTGATCTGCTTCTCGAAGCCTTTCACCTCGGATTCGAGGGCCGAGTCCTTGAAGCCGCTGCGCAGATACTTGACCCAAGTCTGCGCGTGCTTCTGTTCGAGCTGCTCCGCGGGAGTGCCCTTGGGACGATCGGAAAGCGCTTCAAGAATTTCGATTCGCGTCTTCTGCGCCTCGTTCTCCTTGTTCAGCGCGGAAGTCACCTTGAGCAGTTCGTCGATCTTCTTATTCCAACTGTCGGACTTGATCTCAAGTTCCTTCGCTCGACCCTCGTTGCCCTTCTTCATCTCGGCGATGCTTTCGTCGTTCGCCTTGCGCATCTGCGATACGGCTTCGCCGAACTCGTCGATTTTCTGCAGGATTTCGTTTGCCATTTTTTATCTCCGGAAAATTCGTTGATAGGACATCGCCAGGTCTTGCAGGAGCAAGCGCTCCTTGAACCCGGTTATGCCGGCTATGACTTCAAGCTCATCCGGCGTCGCGCTCGGCTGGCTCTTGCGATGACCATCAGGCTCGCCCTGGTGATCGGTTTCAGATTCCGGCGTCGCGCTCGGAGTCAATTCAATGAAAAGATTCTTCGCGCACTGCATCGCCAGTACGCGGCTAAAGCCTTTGGAGCGTAAATGACGCTCTGCATCTCGTTTCAGTTCTGCCAGTTCCTTGTCTGTTGGGACATATTCACCACGGGCAGACAGTCGTGACTTGACGTGCGCAATATGCGCTTTCGGATTCATCGGAATGGCGACGATGGAGACCTCGAATAGGTCAACCTCGTTTAGCAACCGCACGCCATCAGCAGCGTAATCGACATCGGTAGGCAGATACCCTATCGAAAGGCCGCCCACCGCATCCATCTTGAGGAGCGTATGGACCTCTTTCCCGAGGTCCGTTTGCGCGAGCTCGCCTTTGACAGGCAATCCAGTGTCGTCCTCCCCTATGTCCAGCCATTTTCCTGGGATGCGCGTCTGATCGTGCATCCAGAACATCGCCGGAAACGTGCCTTCCGATCTGTGCTTGGCAAGCGTGCGGGCAAAGGCACCTGGCATAAGAACATCGCCGCCAAGATCGACATTGCCGAACACCGCGCCGTGCCCCTCGAATTGCATACTCGAGAGCGACTTGATTTCCAGCCGCGTCGTGATTCGCATCGGATTCTCCATCTATGGGGTTCCAGGCTGAGTCTGAGAACTGCTTGCTGGCTTCGCGGATTGCGTCTGGACTGATTGCTGGAATTCTTCCCCTCCAGGATCGGTCCTGGGCTTGTACCCTTCACGCTCGCGCCAATCGTTAGGCGTAATCACACCATTCTGAAGTTGTAGCTGTTGCCCCTGCTGGCGCTCGAAAAATGCCGCACGCAGTTCCGCATCCAGATTGAAGCGGATCTTCAGACCGGAGTTCCTATCAGATGGCGTGAAGAAATCGCGCTCCATCGCCGCCTCGAAGGATTGCACCACAGGCATGATTACGTTGAGCGTAAAGTCCTCTGACTGCTGCTCGACGTTGTTATACTTCCCGGAAGTCAGGTCCCCGACGTGATAAGGCGGTACGCCAAACGCGCCTGCGATGATGTTGCGTTGCAACTGCCTCGTTTCGAGGAATTGCGCCTTATCATTTTCGATCTTGACCGGATCGGCTGGCTTGAGCCCGGGCGGCACCAGGAATGCTCTGTGGCGCTTGTCCCCTCTAAATGCTGCCTCGAACTGCTCGATGAATTCCTTTTCCTGCACCGGAGTCTTAAACCCCTTGAAGCCGTCCTGATAGCTGAATTGCAGCAGCGGAACAGCTCCATTCGAGAAAAACGTCGCTCCGTATTCTTCTGCTGCGATCTCCAGTGCGATCGTTGTCGTAACGTCTTTAACCGGACAATCGCCGGAAAAAAAGTCCCTCGAAGGACCGCGGACGAAATGGACCTTGTCGAATGTCCAGTCCTGGGAGCCATGCGTAAAGCTCACCTCCAGCGTGTCGGGGTCTTGCTTCACTTGGACAGACGACGGCTTAACGGGGAAGAGCCTGCGAATCGGGCCGGTAACTCCGCGACCTATTTTCGCTATAAATCTGCCATGCCTGATGTAAGTGCTGGCTGCATCCTGCCAATAGTCGAATCTGCTTTGCCACTCATTCGGCTGGCGCAGAAGTACAGCTATAGGATGGTTAGGAAGCTTCTCCTTGATCTCTCTTCCATTTCTCTCGCTAGTCTGGTAGACATGTACCGGAGTCGAGCCAATACGACGTGAAATCGCCGTAACGATCGCATGCACTGTCGGCGAGCGCATGCACGTATCTGGAGTGACCTCCGCGATCCCACCCGATTGAGCGGCAAGAATTCGAAGGATCGTCTCGAAACTCGCGCTCTTTTGCTCGCGTCTGAAAAAGTTGGGTAGTTTCAAAAGACCAATACCTTTCCAGTGACATACGATCCCATGGCCTGCGGATTAAGCGAGAGCAGCGACACCGCGCTAAATCCCGCCATGAGCGGGTCGATCTTGGCGGAACCCGACGCTTGTTTCGTTATCAGAATCGCATTACCTTTCGGCTCAACCTTCGCGTTCCCTACGCACCAGGCCATCATCGGACTCTTGCCATGGACAAGGATGCCCTCGGCAAGTTTTCGCTCAGTGGTCTTGATCGCCCCATTCAATTTCCAGCCCTGCGAAATTGCGAGGATCTGCTCTAGCGGAATTCCGGCGTCAACCAAGGCGTCAAGGACCGCGCCGATTCCGGCAGGGTCTACCCCGACCTTGTCGAGTAGACCGGCCTCAAAAACACGCAGGACAATCGCAGCAAGTTCTGAAACGTCATCTCCGATCCGCTTGACCAGTGTCAGGTCGCCGTCTTTTGCAAAATCCAAGAACCTCGCCGCCTCTGACTTCCGCCGCTCAAGAACCGACGGGTGCGCCCAGGCGTGACCCCACCACAGCCATTCGCGAGTGGTGGCGTCACGGCCGATCACTGCAAGCCCAAGTAAATCGTCCAGCCCCCCGCCGTCTATTCCGACAT